ATCACATTACTCGCATCAGACGGGAAATTATTGTGTGATGATGTAGATATAAAGTCATTTACATCATTATCTCCTAAGGCAGCAAAAGTTCTTTCATTTTGCCAAGTAGCTGTACCCGTTAATGTTCCATAAACAATAGTTACTTTACTATCATATTCATCACTACCGTTTGTTGCGTTATCTGTGTTTCCACTAGACTCTGTTCCTCCAGTTGCATATAGGTCTTGTAAAGTTCCTTTTAAAGCTCCAGTTCTAAGTGTTTGAAGCTCGGTTTGAGTTGTTGCCATAGATCCCGAATTATCAAAGTATATGTATATGTAGGTATCTACAGATATTGCTAATGCTTGAGTTGTAACCGTTGCAGTTGCTTGACACGCTCCACCTCTACTAACAACATAAGTAAAGCTATCATTTAGATTATTTCCCGATGTATGATTATAAGTTATAGTGTTGTCTGAATTAACTACAGCAGTACCGTATGATGGAGCTGTACCTATTGTAAGGGTATATGGAGAAGGTATAGAGTCGTTTGCAACAACATTTATAATACTACTACCTCCATTTGTAATTCCAGTAACACTATCGTTTGTTAATACAGGTAAAGAATCTATATAGTTCCAAACTAAATATAGCTTTTCGCTAGTATTTGTTCTGTTAAATGTAAATGAAGTAACGTTTTCTTCTTCAGAAGATGTAGTAGAAGTAGTTATTGTTGGATATGTTGCCTGGTCTATAATGTTCTGAACACTTAATCCACCAGCTGCAGAAACTAAATAACCTAAACTATTACAGTCATTAAAATCGCCTGTATGTACACCTATTTGTTTTAAAGAAGATATAGTAATAGTATCTCCATTGTTAGGTATAACATCAGTTCCCATATACCCAGTCAATACTTCGTATCTAGTTAGTTCGTCAGATTCAAAAACATCTAAATCTGAATTATAAATATTACCTTGAGCTCCATTATGCTTATATCTGTTTATTATATTCTGATTAACTTCTTGAGAATCATTTACAACAACAAGTATAACTTCTAAAGTATCTGGAACAGGACAAGTGTGTGTTATACTTATCGTAGCAGTACTTACAGGTGTTAAAGTTACTGTAGCTATATTGGTTACGTTTAAATCAGAAGAGCTTACAGGAAATGTAATTTGTCCTGTGCCTGTTAATCCGTTATTTGTATGAGTTACACCGTTATAAACTACAACTATATTTGTAGATGCAGTAGTGGTGTAGGCTATAGTTGTTGTTCCAGAAAAAGAACCAACATTTAATTCATAACTAAATCCAGCAGAAGAAACTGTTCTTGTAAAAGAAGAAGCACAATCTAGCTCTAGAGTTTCTTGAGGAACTTGATCGTTACCCATAGATAAAACATATTGATGATATTTAGGGTCAAACCCACCTACATTATAATATGCTTTATTGTTATATAAACTCTCCTTAAAGAAAGCTTTCATTCCAGAGTATGAAATAGGAGTTAAACCATCATTACTTAATTTAACAACAGCTCCTCTATTTGCATCTGTAAAATACATTCTACCTTCATAGTTAGAAAAAGATTCTGGGTTTATTGATATACCATATTCTCCAGAATAAGGAACGTCTTGACCTAAAACCTTTTCTATCTGAGATAAACTTCCACTACCATCTGGACTCTGTAATAAGTTTTTTCCATATAATACTTTTGAAACCCTATCTTCTTGAAATACAATTAAATCTGATTCTCTAGCAAAAAGCTTTTGAATAGATCCATACTTCATGTCCATGTATTTAGTTATACCTCTACTAGAATTGAATTCATTTAGAGTATTATAACCAGTGTTCTCGTTAAAAGCTCCACTGTATATTAATTTAGTTTCATCTTCTTTTCTTTCATAACCTTCTATAATTGATATATTAGGTCTTGACTTTATATCTAAACTAGGTTTAAATCTGTCATCTAAAACCCTAACACTCTCAACACCATTACCAAAACTAAAGCAATTACCAAATTTTAATTTAGAAATAGATGGTAAAGAAGATGTTTGATCTTGTAAATTACCTGTATGAAGTCCATTTTCTATAGAAAAAGTTTCCTCTGTTTCATAGTAAATATCATCATCTATATCAATTGGCTCTGTTTCAAAAACAGCTAAACCACTTATTAATATAATGTCTAATCTTGCTGTTATTGTAGAATTTTCTAAAAGTGCAGTAAATTCAGATGGCTCAATTTTCATTATCCATCTATTTGAATTTGCTAACTTATAAATATATAAATAGAACTTTTCATCATCATCGTTTAAAGAATCTACAGTAAATTTTACTGTAGTTCCTGGTTCAGCGCCACTATAACTAGCAATATCAAGTGAAGGAAAGCTTGTTTCATTATCTAGAAACAATCCAAAAGAATTTCTTGTTGATGTTGTTGCATAAGTTCCATTTACTTGCCATTGTTTAAAGTAATTAAAACTAGGAGTACCATCACTTTCACTATAAGATAATTCTAAAGTAATATCACTACCAGGGGTTAAGGTTTGATTAATGTATGTAATAGGATTTGTTGCAGTTCCTGTAGATATTTTTTGTAAAAGACCCTGCTCTATATCAGTTGGTATGTTTATTCTGTTTGTTCCTGTCCAGGTATTTCCAAAACCATTACCAGCTACATCTGAATTTTCATAAAAAATAAAATTATCTTCTTTGAAATCCATTGAAAACCCATTAGGTCTTATCTTAATGTAAGTACCTGCTTTTTCAATTAAATTCTCTCCCTCAAAGTCTTTATTTCCTTTTATCCAGCCCTCTCCAACAGATACCTCATCTATTGCATTTTTAGTTGTTATTTCAAGTATTTTTGTTTTTACCTCTTTAGTCAACGGGCCATTATCATCAGCCTTTACAATTAAATTTTTACCCTCTTCTAATTTTCCTAAATTAGCTCCCTGTAATAAAATCCATCTATAAACACCGTCTTCATAAAATATTGTACCGTAAACATTGTAGTGTCTGTCTTTATTTACTTTGACAAACCACTTATATCTATCAGCCCAATAAGGAGGCTTGTTATTTAAAGTTATTTTTAAACTATTAAGATTTACACTTTTTTCTACAGGGCAAAAAACTTCACTTGATGTTTCACCTATAGATTCTCTAGGTAATAAAATACTTGAATATCTCCCATAGCTATCTAAATAAGATAATCCAACTTCATAACTTCTTAATGTCTTAAGAGATACATTACTCAATGACTCACTAATACTTACTTTACTACCATCCTGAAATTTAAAGGGTTCACTTATTTCTGTAGTAAAAGATGAGTTATTGTTATCAGAACTATCCAAAGGAGTGTCATCAGTAACATGTGTGTTTACAGGAGCTAATAATGTAAAACCTGTAGAGGTAGATGAATCTAAAGAAAACGATCCGTAAACCAAACTAAGAGCGTTTGGAGGTGTTACAGTAGAAACTATACTTCCAAAAATACTGCTTAAAGAAGATAAACATTCTAAAAACTCTGTTGAAGCAACTAAGCTACTAACAGAAGAATACTCTTGAGATAATATAAAAGCTGATTGACAAACGGCAGATCCAGAAAAATATTCATTAGGAGATGTTCCTTGCTCATCAGATTGTATAGCTAAAAATAATGTTATTTTAAAGTCTTTTTTTAATTCATAACTACTTAAGTCAAAAGTAATCTTAGTGTTCCCAACGGTTCTTGAACCGTTAACATCTTGACCTTCTTGAGAAGAAGATACTATATCAACATTGTAATTAATTCTTATATTCTCATTAGAACCCTTTACTTCTTCTATGTCATATTGAGAAGTTGTATTCCCAAAAACAATTCTATCATTGATTATGTCCTGAGCTTTTGCTGTTAAAGGAACATCATCAAAGGTTCTAAAAACCTCATCTTGAGGTAAAGTTTTATATATTTTCTTATTAGTAAAATCGTAAGTCTCTGTTGCGTTATCTAAAACGGAACTGTCTTTTTTATTTATATTATCTACAACATAAATTGTAGGTTCGGTAGGGTATTTAAAAAGTAATTGAACATCTGTAACCCTATGGTCGCCACTATTATAAGATACTTTATATCCGTTAAAAATATTCTCCATACCTTTATTCTCCATAGATGTAAAATCTATTTTAAATTCTTTAGGTGTGAATTGAAAGTAAGTAAAAGAAGAACACGCAGAGTAACCTCCATCTAAATATCTATATCTATATCCAAAAGCAAAAAATTGTTCCTTAACAGCGTTCTCTGTAGCTACTGATGTGTTGTATGGTCTAACTGAAGGAGCTGCTTTGGGCGGCTTCTTATATAAAGATATATCATCTTCATAAAAGTTATTTATACCGTAACCTTTAGACCTATTTATATCTATCATCCTTGGCTGATTTAATCCATCAGTCCATAGAATAAGTTTACTTTTCTTAGAGCTATTGTAAATTACATTAACTCCTGTTATTTTATAATCTTTATTAAACTTTAAAACTTGGCTATTACCAGTTCTTTCATCTGCAATTACAGTAGAAGTTATGTCATTTGTTCTATCGTATTCATAAATATAAGAATAACCTAAATCATTAACTACAAACCAGTATATTTTCTCCTTAGCTTCATCTGAAACAGATCCAATACACTCTGGGCTATTTGTTACGTTCAAGTTAGTAAGTTTTACATTACCTTTTTCGTTTTCTATAGCACCTGCATCACTTCCAGCTGTATTAAGAACACGTACATTAAGAGCATCTATAAATTCACCGTTTGGAACTAGACGTTCATCCACGTCTTTATTCATTTTACCCGTAGAGAATATGTTTTGTATCTTCATATTATTTTATCCACTTATCTCTTCCTCTTAATGTCTGAGTCAGTTCGTTTAGTTTAATAGAATTTAATCTTATTTTAGCATTTCTTAATGAAGCTGAAGATTGTTTTGTTGCTCTTCTAACAATAAACTCTTGTATTCCAAATTTTTGCTTACATACATTTGAAAAAATGTAATCATACATAAATGTTTCTGCTAATTTATGAACTTTTATCTCATTATCTGCAGAAGAGTATAATCCATCTGATACATATTCTATAACAACATTCTGTCCATGTAAATCTGTACTAAACATTATAGTTCCAGAGTTTTTGTCAATAAGATAACTACCGTTCCCGTTTGTTGTAGAAGTGTCTAAACCGTATCTTTGTCCCTTAGAACCCCTGTGTGCGCCTCTTAAGCCTTGTTTAGGTTGGTTTTTCCAGTTAGTTTCTATTACTGGAGTACCTGTTAAAGCGTTTCCATTAGAATCAGTCAATATATTTCTTTGAGCAGAATTATCTTGTAGATATGACTTTGTTATCTTTGAGTTGAAATTTTGGTTTATAGGATGAGTTAGTCCATCACTACCTACATAAGATATTTTAACCAGGCTAACGAAATCATGAGGTAAATGCATTTTTAAAGTATCTGGAATTTGTGCTTCAAAACCAACTACTTCTCTAAGTACATCATAATGTAATTCTTGTAACCCTCTTTTTGCGTGAAATATTATTTCATTTCTATCAATCTTATTTATTACCTTATCGTCTCCAACATAAGTAATCAAAAAGTTATTTATAATATCCGACAATAAAAGATATTGATAAGTACCCCAGTTTTCATTAGTGGGAATATTGCTATCATTTTGATAATATTGCTGTTGTGTTATGTTTGTTCCTATAATTGGCATATGCTATGAATTTTGTTTTTGATATTCTAACTGCTCTTGTTGGCTAGTTACTTGTACAACATCGGCCTCTCTTATACTTAATCCAGAATACTTACATATTTTTATAACTAAATCAGTTTCATCTTCTTCGGATATTTCAAAATCCACAGAACTGTCTGAATTATATACAGGGTCGGAGTTTATCGTATTATATCCCCAATGAGGATCTAAAGGTTTTCTTATGTAGTTAGCAATGACATCTCCTGTTGTATTTATACTAACAGGTCTTACTTTCATTTTAACACCTTCTCTTGTAAATACAGGATAAGTAACACTAGGTGAAGACAAATTGCTATTCACAATCATATCTAAACGATGCATTGGAACCTGTTGAACAACCTTTCCTGAAAAAGTTAAGTTTATTAATTTGTACAAGTCTGAGGGCACAATAAAGTGATCTGTAGAATAAGTTAGTCCTTGGTTTTTTGAAAATATGTCAATTTTGTTTTGTATATGAGCAACAGAGTCTCCATAATTCAATCCTCTTTTTCTAGAGTTTTGAGCTAATAGAGCTTTAGAATATTCAGAAAAGTAAGACTCAAATATCTCTAATTGAGCTTGTTTAGCAAAATAATCAAACTCAGAAGGAGACACATATCCTCTGTTATCTTTATTCAACAAAAACATAACAGTATTTCTTACGCTATTTATCATAGGATATATTTTTTACAAAAATACAAAAAAAAAGAGGTCACAATTTGCGACCTCTTCTGTTATTAAGTGATAAAGTAATTATAATTTGTTTGTAATGTTTTGTAAAACATCAAGACCTTCGTCTGTTTTAAAGAATAAACCAAGAGAACTATAAACGTTTTCTCCAAAAGGAGCGACCATTATTTTCTCTTTTTTCTTGTCTTTCCATACGACAGTCCTGTTATCACTATTAATGTGTAATATACCTTGTTCTACTGCCCTTACAGCTATNTTTCTTAATTTAAGGTTTTCATCATTTAATAAAGACATAAATTCAGATGGGTTTTTCTTTGCCCATATAATCATATCTCTTCTTAATTCTGAAGAAGTCATTAAAGATATACTTCCTTTCATACATACTCTAGCTATAGCCTCTAAATCATCAATGTTAAGATTCTTAGCTTCTATTTGAGCATCTAATTCTGAGTATATATTTTCAACTTCTTTACTTGCGTTTGCTTCTTTGTCTAATTCAAAAAAAGTTTTGTTAAACTGAGGGTGAATTAATAAAAACTTCTGCAAGTTTACATTCCATTCAGGAACAATTAAAGTACCATTATCAAAAACGATAGGCTCCATAGTAACAACACCATCTTGCTCATCCATAAAAGGAGTGAGTTGATTAGTTGCATACCTAAGTGCCCTGTTTAATTTTCCGTCGAAAAAAGTTAAAGGTTTTCTTGATGTGTGTTTTACCGCTATCATTAAACGGATAGGAGATTTATTCTCCTTTATTACAAAAACTCTTTGTTTTTGCTCTAGGTTTGGTAATAAAGAGTTATATCCAAACGCTTGTGTTGCATTTCTTGTTGCCATTTTATTTAAGATTAAATTAAATTAAAAAAAAGGGGGAAAACCTAATTAGCGTTCCCCCTAAGTAAATATTACTTCATTAAAATGAAGTTATTAGCTCCCATTGTACAAAGAGCACGCTCAGACAAGAAGTGAACTTCCATTTTGTCATCACCGCTAGTTGCAGCTCCACCAGCA